TAGTGCATACTCATCTTTTTGGTGCGGCAGTTCAATAACGTCACCTGCCATGATCTTTCTACCAATAGAATCATGAGTCCCACGTAAGTGGAATGTAATCATGATATTATCGTTTTGTAAAAATAAACCAAATTGACTTAGGTTAAAATCAATGTCTTGTAGTGTATAAATCCCGCGAATAACATAAACATCAGGATCGTAATGACGATCTCTGTTTTCCATAAACAATACGTCTTGTATGCCTAGTTCTCCTGCTTCAGCAACATTAGCTGGTTTTGTAGGACTACTCTCCCCTTCCAATGGATTTACTGCTCCTAGATACTTGTGCAAGTAGATATCAGTTCCGCCCACCTGGAATTGCTCATAGATTGTGCGATCTAGAAATTTAAAATCATTGCCCTTTTCGGGACGGTAAAGAGAAAGTCTTGGCATAGTCTACTATTTATAGCTAAATATTGATATGACTGAGAACGAAAACGAACGCCAACAAGTAATAGACTATTGCAAACTGATGCTAGGTGATGGCATGGTTGACGTAGAGCTAGACCCTGCCCATTATAACACTGCCATTGATCGTGCTTTAAATAAATTCCGTGCTAGAAGTACTAATGCTGTAGAAGAAAGTTTCGGCTTTTTAATGCTGGAAATTGACAAAAACGATTACATTTTACCTCAAGAAGTAACAAATGTACGTCAAATCTTTAGGCGAAGTATCGGTTCTAGGTCAGGGGGCGGACAAGGTGGAACCTTGTTTGAACCATTCAATTTAGCGTATTCAAATACCTATCTCTTAACTTCTTCGAACATGGGCGGCTTAGCTACCTATTATGCTTTTGCTTCGTATCAGAAGCAGGTAGGCAAAATGTTCGGTAGTGATATTAATTTTACATTTAATAAAACTACCAAAAAACTAACTATCATGCAACGTCCTAGAAGTGAGGAAGAAGTGCTTCTGTGGTTGTTCAACTATCGTCCTGACTTTAATCTACTACAGGACCCATTTGCTAAAGGATGGTTAAGAGACTACAGTCTGGCTACCTGCAAGATGATGCTAGGAGAAGCTCGTGAAAAATTCAATCAAATTGCCAGTCCACAAGGCGGTACAAGTTTAAACGGTACTGCATTAAAGGGCGAGGGCAAAGCCGAAATGGAAACATTAGAGATGGATCTAATAAACTACAAAGACGGCGGAACACCACTTACATTTGTAATTGGCTAAAAAACTATTGACAATTATACAGAATTATAGTAAATTATAGTATCACAAGGAGATGCTATGATTATCGGATTCGTGGGTTTTATTGGTTCAGGCAAAGATACTGCCGCAGATTATTTGGTTAACTTTCACGGATTTCGCCGAGACTCATTTGCAAATACTCTTAAAGATGCAGTGGCCGCAGTGTTTGGTTGGGATCGCACACTTCTAGAAGGTCGTACATCAGAAGCCCGCGAATGGCGCGAACAAGTAGATCCTTGGTGGTCAGAACGCCTAAATATGCCACACTTAACTCCAAGATGGGTTCTCCAATATTGGGGAACTGAAGTATGCCGACAAGGCTTTCACGATGATATTTGGATTGCATCAGTAGAAAACAAAATGCGTAAAACTACAGATAATATTGTAATCAGCGATGTTCGATTCCCCAATGAAATAAAAGCCATACACAGTGCAGGTGGCATAGTAGTTAGAGTACAACGTGGTCCTTTGCCGCATTGGTATGATGTTGCCATCCAAGCAAACAAAGGTTCAGAGAACGCACAAAATTTCTTAAAGAACGAAAAAATTCATACCAGCGAAACTGCATGGGTTGGATGCAAAATTGACCACGTAGTTCACAACGATCGTAGTATTGATTCTCTGTTTGCTGAAATTAAAAATCTGGTTTCAAATCACCCTGTCGCCACGGTAGCTTGAGTTTGTGAAGTATGCGTTGACAGTTAGCGCACACAGATTTTAAATTTGTATATCTGCAATTAGCAGGATTGCCATCAACATAGAACACATTAAACTGTTCACTGTACTTTGAAGTATAGTTACACTTATCGCAGACTGTTTTCTTTTTGTAGCCCGCTAACTCCCACTTTGGAGTACCGTCACTTCGATTATTAGCACAGTGGTCGCATTTTGACCTGTAGAATGCTCGACCTTCTTTGTAGTAATTAACTGCCACCGGTCTTTGATTGCATATCCTACATAAATTTCTCATACCCGCCCTTTTTGCGCCCTTTTGTCATGTATTTAACCTGGTGGTTTTATCATCATCTTGGTAAATAACTCAAGTAATCCATATAGGAGACAGTTAAATGGCAACATTGAATTCACCAGGCGTACAAGTAAGCGTTATTGATGAGAGTTTTTACACTCCATCAGCTCCCGGCACAGTGCCGATGCTATTTGTAGCCACGCAAGAAGATAAAACGAATCCAAGCGGAACAACCGCCTTGGGTACCACAGCCGCTAATGCAGGTAAAGTATGGTTAATCACAAGTCAACGTGATCTAACAGATACATTTGGAACACCTTTGTTCTACACTGACAGTAGTGGCAATCCATTACACGGTAATGAATTAAACGAATATGGCCTACAAGCCGCTTACAGCGCATTGGGCGTAAGCTCACGTGCATACGTAGTACGTGCAGACATGGACTTATCTGCATTAACACCGACTAGCACAGAACCAGTAGGTGCTCCTGTAGCAGGAACATACTGGGTAGACACAGCATCTACACTGTTTGGTATCAAAGAATGGAATTCTAGTACACAAGCCTTTACGGTTAAGACTCCTATTGTTTTAGATGATACAACACCTACAAACAGTTTTACAGGTTCTGCTCCAGCAACAAGCGTTGGACAAATTGGCGATTATGCCATGGTTGTAACTAACGCAAATGCAAATACATTGTATTTTAAAAAATCAGACAATACTTGGGCTTCTGTAACTGACGGATTTGAAACTAACAAAGCATTACAAATTAGTCCTCACTATACATACCCAACAACATTCAATACTGGCACATCTACTGGCAGCGTATGGATCACTTCAACAGTTCCTGCAAATGGCGCAAACTGGGCTGTTAAAGTATACAACGGCTCAAGTCGATCATGGACTACTGTCACTGCACCAATCTACTCAAGTATTTTATCTGCAAACTTTGCATTAGATCAAGTAGGTGGTGGCAAGAATATTGCTGTAGGAACTGTATTCATTGAGTCTAGTTACAATCACGGTGCTGCCGATGTTGGTAATTTTAAACTTTGGAGAAAGTCAGCGGCTGGTTCAACAACTGCGGTGAGTAATTTAGTTGCTACACAATTAAGCACTACTTCTTCATTTACTATTAGAGAAACGTTACCTTCAGGTGCGTGGAGTTCTGTTAGAACTGTTTCATTAACTAGTACAGGTACTTCTATTGGAAGTCAAATTCCAGCTGGTATTTCCGGCGCTGGATTAACTTATACATCTGCTTCTTGGGATGTTCCTACAAATGTGCTAACTATAACACACTCAGGTGGTGGCGCAATTGAATTGTACACAGGCCCAGAAACTGTATTGAACTCATTCTTTACAGCTGGCACAACTGCTAATGTGTTTAGTGCTCCTACAGGTGATTTCACAACAGGCACTACATCGTTCACATTTATTGTAACAAACTGGAAACCGTTAGTATACGAAGCAAGAAATGATGCCCCTACAACAATCCCAGCAGATGCAACAATGTGGTATAACAGTGTTGTCGACGAAGTTGATATTTTAATCCATAATGGAAATACATGGGTAGGAATGCAACATTCTTCTAGTCAATTCTATAATACTGGATTAGACGAAACTGGTCCAATTATCAGCGCCACTGAGCCTGATAAAAATACTGGCCAAGCAGATGGATCAGAACTAGTTGCTGGTGACATTTGGGTCGATACTAGCGATGTTGACATGTACGGTAGAAACATTTATGTTTACAGCGGTACAGCATGGGTTAAGCAAGACGTAACAGATCAATCAACTCCAACTGGTTGGTTATTTGCAGATGCTCGATGGGCAACTGCTGGAAATGCTACAGACCCTAGTACTATTGTTGCACTAAGAACTAGCAATTATCTAGACCCAGATTGTCCTGATCCAGCATTGTATCCACGTGGTATGCGTCTATGGAATACTCGTCGTTCAGGATTTAACGTTAAGAAATATGTATCAGGTTATATCAACAAATCTGCTCTTAACACACGTAATGGCGACGCTAGCATGACAGGTTATAATGCAGATCGTTGGGTATCGCAAAATGCTGTAGCTGCTGATGGCGGTCCACAGTTTGGTAGATTAAGTCAACGAGCACAGGTAGTTGAAGCATTTAAATCATTGATCGATACTAATCAATCAATCCGTGACAATGATACATTAGGATTTAACCTAATGGCAACACCTGGTTATCCTGAAGTAATTCAAAACATGATTGGTCTAAACACTGATCGCGGTATTACAGCGTTTGTTGTTGGTGATACACCATTCCGTTTACAGCCAACAGGCACAGCATTAAATGCCTGGGGATTAAACACAGCCGAAGCATTGGACAATGGTGATGCTGGTGCCACTAGCTATGACGAATACATGGCCATGTATTACCCAAGCGGTTATACTAACGACAACGCAGGTAACAACATTGTTGTTCCAGCAAGTCACATGATGTTACGCACTATCATTAACAGTGATGCTAAGAGCTATCCATGGTTTGCACCTGCTGGTACACGCCGCGGTGGTGTTGACAATGCTACATCAGTTGGTTATATTACTGCTGAAGGAGAATTTAAATCTACAGCATTGCCACAAGGTCTACGTGATGTACTCGACGATGTTAAGATTAATCCAATTGCCACACTAACCGGTGTTGGTGTATTGGCCTACGGTCAACGCACTCGTGCTAGAAATGCCAGCGCATTGGATAGAATTAACGTAGCACGTTTAGTTTGCTATCTACGTAAACAATTAGATGTTCTTGCAAGACCATTCTTGTTTGAACCTAACGATGCTCAGACACGTCGTGAAATTAAAGCAGCAGCCGAAAGTCTAATGCTTGAATTAGTAGGACAAAGAGCACTATATGATTATGTTATAGTCTGTGATGAGACAAACAATACTCCTTCTAGAATTGATAGAAATGAGTTGTATGTTGACATTGCCATTGAGCCAGTTAAGGCTGTGGAATTTATCTTTATTCCGCTACGCTTAAAAAATACTGGTGACATTGCAGCCGGACTATAATAGGTAAATACAAAGAATAAGGAGCATTTATATGCCAATCGCAAGTTTATCAAGATTTACAGTACCTATTAGTGGAAGCCAAGCTTCTACTACACAAGGTCTGTTGATGCCAAAACTAAAGTACCGCTTCCGTGTTACTTTAGATAGTTTTGGTGTCCCAGGACAACCGACAACTGAACTAACTAAACAGGTTATGAACGTTAGCCGACCTGACGTTACTTTTGAAGAAATCAAACTACCTGTTTATAACAGCACAGTTAAGCTATTAGGTAAGCACAATTTTGCAGATGCAAAATTAACTATCCGTGATGATGCGAGTGGTGTTGTTAGTCGCAAAGTGGGTGAGCAACTACAGAAGCAATTTGACTTCTTTGAACAAAGCGGTGCTGCTAGCGGCATTGACTACAAGTTCAGAATGCGTGTTGAAATGCTTGACGGTGGCAACGGTGCGTTTGAACCAGTTACACTAGAAAGTTTTGAGTTCTTAGGTTGTTTTATCAAACAAGCTACATATCAAGGTGGTGACTATGCTGATGCAACTAATCCTATGGATATTGCATTAACTATTACATACGATAACGCAATCCAACTTGACGCTCCAGGCGGCGCAGCCAGCGGTATTGGTATTGATGTAGGTCGTGTTGTAAGACCAGCAGGTGCACAGGGACTAACTACAGGTTAATAGTTAAATTAACTAAAATAAAGCTCGGCATAAAAACCCGAGCTTTTTATTTGACTAAATATTTGTATGAGCAACGCATTTACTAACTACCTATCCGGCACAGGCTATGCTAGAGGATATCCTAATTTAAAAGACTATCAACATGCTAGTCGACTATACGTTGACGAAAATTACGCATATTCTCCTAAATTAGGTTTTCTTTATTACGTAGTATTCAACATTAACCCGGATGCTATTATAGATCAACAATGGCGTAATACCGGAGCAATGGATGTTGGATTGTTAGTCAAGAAAGTTGATCTTCCTAAATTTACAATTGCCACTGAGACATTAAATCAATATAATAGAAAAACAATAGTACCTACTAAATTAACCTATACTCCTGTTAACGTAGAATTCCATGATGATAATTTTGATATCATTAACAAGCTATGGATTAACTATTACAAACATTATTTTGCAGACAGTAGTTATGGAACTACAGGCGAAGTACCTGTAGAATTTAGAGATACTAAGTACGGTGAAACAGATTATCAATATGGTATCTATGATAACAATGTCAAAGTTCCTTTTCTTACTTCTATAGAAATTTACAGTCTGCATCAACAAAATTTTACTCAGGTAACTTTGATTAATCCTAAGATTACAGAATGGGCACACGACTCATTAAACCAAAGTGAAGGCAGCAAAGTAATGCAAAATAGAATGCAGGTTGCCTACGAAAATGTACTGTATGATTACGGACAGATTGTTGCAGAAACAGATCCGCCAGGATTCACTAGTGTGTACTATGACAAAACTCCTAGCCCTTTGCAAATTGCAGGAAATCCTATAAACAATCCTTACTATATTAAACAACAAACAGGATTTGATAAACCGGGTGCTCAAAGGGTATTTGGTAAGGTTGGCGGGGCATACAAATCACCAAACCCATTGTTAGACATTGCTACAATCCTTGCTAAGAATTATGTAAACACTAAAGGTATTGTTCGAACTAAAGCTACTGGATATAATATTGCGGCAGGGGCGTTAGGGGCGCTAACTAAAACTGCTCCTGGAAAATATTATACTCCGCCAAGTACAGAATACAATCCGGGAGTATTTAATTTACCAGGTGGTGTAGGTATTAACATCTTCAAAGCATTTAACACCAGTGTTGATGGAAAGATCAGAGCAAATCCCGCCGCACTTATATTTCCTCCTAAAAGGTAATCATGAATCAAAACTATTCTAACGTTCCTGTTGCTAAATC